GTCTCTGTAATCTTCAGAGATCTGATTTCTAACACCATCACTAAAAGCAATCTGTAAAAACTTACCGAGTTGCTGGTCGCTAATATTATCGATAGCCATTATAGCCTACTCTCTTCCCCTCTCCATTAGTCAAATAACTTTCCGAATTTTCCCCAATTTCTAAAAACGCTAGCCAGGTCTCCCTCTCTAATCTTTTGGGCAGCTTGCTGCTTAGCGCTATTATCTATATAACCTCGACGAGTTTGTACTTGGGCGGTCTTCTTGGCTTCTCGTTTGCGTTCCTTGCTGGCTGTCTTCTGCGCTGAATCAATCTGCTTTTTAACCACTTTGTTTAATGCATCCGATACGCTTTTGAATTCCTTGCGGATGATTTCTGGAGTAAGGTCTTCGTAGTCATCAAGCTTAGTTAGGGTTCTTGTCCAAAGCATTTCATCCATCATGTGTTCTGCATCAGGGTCGCCCAGTTTACCATGGAAACGATACCTGTCAAACACTGGAGTAATCTTGGACTCTAAAGACTTAAGTTCTGCTTCTTCTCTGTCAGTTTGTGCTTTGCCTACTTTTTCTTCAAATTCAGCTGATTGCTTTTCTAACTGTGCTTGCAGATTTTTAATCTGTTCTTCGAGGTCCATCTGACGAATTTCGTCTTCTGTCGCTTCTTCTCTAAACTTCTCTCGCTCTAATCTCTGCTTCAACACTGTATCAAAATCCACTTTGCCAGCTGTCATAATCTTCATTAACTCATTGTAATCGTTACGACTAGCTGCAGTTTCGATTTTGTTCCACAGTCCCTTTAGCTCTTCTACTTCACCTTTTAGAGAATCCATAGCCTTACGTGCATCATCGCGCTCTTTTTGGAACTGTCTCATTCCGGCTGCCATTTGGTACGCCTTCTTGATCTTGTCCCTGTCACTAAAATCTACCTTGATTTTACGACCACCAGCCTTGATGTAATCAATGTCTGGTTCTTGTGTGTCTGAATCACTAGTCTTTTCTTCGGATTCCTCTGAGGCCGCCTGTTCTTCTGCGCCTTCAGCTTCTTCCTCATCAGATGTAGTGTCAGCTGTGCTGGCTTTCTCCTCTGCCTTTGACCATTCGTCGAGTATGCCTGTATGGTCTCTGGTTTCGGTAGCCTCTGGTGCAGACTCTTGTTCTGGCTGTGCAGTATCAGTTACCTGATCCTTACCATAAGCCGCTGATTCAACATCTCCACCATTGATTAGGGCATCCATAGCCCTGTTTAAGTCAGGTTGTCCCTGTGTACTCATAGCAGTCTCCTTATTGAGATATGCTTAACATATACTTTCCCGTCCAGGCACTCTGCCAGGATAGGGTATATTAGTAGTATACATGTATATTATACCATATTTTTGTCTAGCTGTCAAGCATTATTTGCAATAACTACGCCAATTCTTCATCTTCAGTGATTGGTCCTTCTGTAGGCAACCCACCGGCTGCAGCTGACATCATTGCCTCAGGGTTTGGCACAGCTCCGGCATCTGGTCCCATTGGATTAGGTCCAGGAGTCATAGGTCCAGTAGGTCCTGCGCCAGCTCCCATAGCAGCCACCTGCTCTCGTTCCTTGATATGCTGCTCTATAAGAAGTTTCTGGTCTTCGGGTAGATACTTAAACTCAGCAGTCATAATGAACCTATAAGCATAGTTTAACATGCCCTTGTGCTCTTCTAGTTCCCTTGGAGCTATATATTTATTTGATTCTAGCATCTCATCAAAGATCTCTTTCTGTCTCTGACCGGATAACTCATTAATGTCATACAACCCCTCTAGCTCGCTAAGTTTGAGCATACTAAGAATAGTCTTGTTATCTATGCCCGCCTTCTCAAATAATGGCATAAGCTGAAGTAGCTCTTCTCTACGAGTTGTGGGATCTAGGCTAAGCGATACGCCATATTCTACTACTAAATCAAAGCCGCCATCAATATCGGCACCTTTTATATCTATAGCTTCAAACGCTCTCTCTGCTCCAAGAACATGAATAATCTTAGGCTCTTTCCAGTACTTACGTACTAGGTTTAGGTACCCCTTGTATATACTCTCTACAAACATTACATACTTGTTGAACAGTCTTCGGCGAATCATGTTGCCTTGATTAGTGGCATACTGGAGACTAAATCCGCTGGTTTCACGCTGTATCTGGCCGAACATGGAATCGTTAACACCGGCTAGGTCGTCACCACCAGCCTTGAGTCTGTCACGCAAAGCTGTCATATCAGGCATTAGCGTGGGCACAGATTGGAAAAACGGAGGCTGGGTACCCTTTATCTTCACAATATCCCAGGGAGAGTTAGTAATACTATCTTCAGCTATCTCAGCTCCTTCCGGTAACACAAGCCTCGCCACTCCATGAGCTTCTACGTTATCTAGGGTGACAGAGTCTAGCCTGTCTAGTATCTCCTGAATCTTAGACTCATATTCTGTGAAACTCTTGCCATACACCTCGTCAGGTATGTCGATATCTGTAAATATATGATAGGGTAGATACGCTGTCGGAGGCATACGTTTTACTTTGCCTGTCCTTTCGTCCACATCTTCTTTGTCAGCGGGTGGACTGAACGCATAAGGGTTCTCCATCATCGGACTTAATAGTTGCCCACTTTCTAGACAGTAGGCGAATCTTCCTAACATAGCATTAATAGGTAAACCTTTTTCCCAATACTCATAAATTTCCACTACCTCTTGGTCGAGTTCCGCCTTGTCTGCATATTCTACACCAGCCTGTACATGCAGCTTACGAGATGCCTCTCTTAGTATGTCTTCCTTTTCTGGGAACAAGAATAAAGCCTCATCTAACGGCATAGTCTTCTTTTCGAACACGTATCTAACGTCGTCCCATACTCTAGAATCAGGATCCAGCCACACATCCCACGTAGAGGGAGCATAGATGTCTATTTTGCCTTCGAGCTCAAACTCCCCTGTTTCTTCGTCGCGAGATACTATGTCTCCTTGATGAGGGTCAAACATAGCCTTCATGTATCCTGTCCCATATAATAGACACTTAGCAGAAGCTAGGTCTATCTTCTCTTGCATGTTTTCTGCTCTGATAGCGTGACGTACTAGGCGATCGGCAGCATCAGCTTTTGACCTGTCGGAAGGATCAGTGCTAGTAGGTCTTGCCATTACTGTAGGAGGATTAGCTGACATTTGTGCGTGAATATAACGGAAGTTACGAAACAGGTAGTTGACACCCGTCGTCTGGTTGCTGCTGTCTACATCACCAATGCCCAGGTCAAGATCAGATTCAAAACTGTACCTAGCGTCAGGTACGTCATCTCTACCCCTAGTATTGAACAGAGCTCTCTCAGACTCTTCCCAAGCAGATTCGTAGCGCATTCTGAATTGCTTTGCGTTTTTAAGTCTTCTCTTAAGCTCTAGCTCTGCTTCTTCTGGCGACCAGATTTTAAGTCTCATGTTATTCTCCCGGTATTATCTTGGCTGTGTAGTCCGCGTTTTTAAACATCGCTTCATTTAATATCTGTATGGCTTCTTCAACGTCCGGTTTCTTATAGTCGCTATTGACTAGTTTTTCATATAACGCTTTAACTTTGTCCATTACATCTTCGCCAGCTTCTAGTTTCTTTACCAACAGCTTTGCTTTCTTGGTTGGACATATTTTAGCTTTAGCTTTGGCTTTTCTGGGTTTAGGCATACGGCCCATGAGTTTTTTTATACATATGTTTATGTTTATCATCTTCTTCTCCTTGGCGTAGAGTATAATCTAATTAATGCTTTTCTATATAATGCTTCTATACGCTTTCGCTCTTGCCTTATGCCGATAAATAATATACCGGCTATCGGTATATACACCGTCAACGCGAAAATGAGAACTGTTGCCGCCATCTTGCTCTTCCTTTTGCTCGTTTGATCTTAAGTGCTTTGAATTCTTTCTCCTTCCGCTCTTGATTGTCTGCTCTAAGTTTCATATCATGTGCTACTACAGGATTAGGATGTGTATACGCTGTGACTTTCTTCTCTTGTGGTACGGAATCTGCCGCGTACTGCAGTGCGTCTAAACAGTGATATCTAGTGGAGTTCTCTATCTTATCTTCAACCGTCTCAGACCATTGAGCAGACACTAGCTCTTGTATCAAATCTGTACAAGCCTTGCTAATTTTCAGGGAGTTGTCAGTGAGTTTATGCTGCACGTTCTTTATAAGTTCAGCCTTACGTTTAGTTTTGTTATATACTCCCATATAGATAATATCTCTTTTAAGTGCTTCTTTTATAAACCAAACTTCGTGTGGGTCTGACACACGCTTCACTATGTTATATCCGGCTGATTCTACGTACAGCTTATCCAGTAAATCCGTAGCAGCGGCTCCTTTTATGTATTTACTCTTCACTACGAACCATGTTCTTTGTAAGGGTGATTGGGCCAACAGTACATATCCCATCTGTCCGCTAGCCGCTGGGTCAACCGACTCTATGTGATCCCAAGAAGGCTTGTAATCTTCCGGTAACTCGACTATATGCTTATCAAAATCTAGGTTATAAACAGCTAGGTCCCCAGCATACCAGTCTCCATAGAGCCTGGCTCTTCGCTCGGACTCAGGATATTGCATAAATTCTTCTATAATCTGCTGTTCTCTACCCTTAAATATTGGGTTGTCAAGGGTATTGAACTTGAATTTACGCTTATGCGTAGACTCTCCTTCTACCCAGTTCTTGATGTCTACATTGCGCAACAATGGAGTAAAAGTAATCAATAATCGGCCATTATCGGCCATAATACGCATCTGAAGCTCTGCAATAAGGCTTAGTGAGTTAGGCATTTCATCGATCCATACGTACTGGGCGTCATAACCCTGTGCAGTTTTACGAGCTTCGTTAGCGTTGTGATGCGAAACAAAGATTATGCGATCGCCCGTATCTTTAAATTCTACCCGCTGCAGCGCATTCCCGATACGGACTTCCTTAAAAGTACCAGGAGTCAGAAATGGTTTGATCTTTTCGCGCCACAAGTTAGATTCAATCTGCTCGCCAACCTGCCCTAGGACTAGAACAGTGAGAGGCTTAGCTCCCCATAGCTCCTCTCTCTTGATATAAGGATGCTTGTTCTCTACAAGCCAAGCTACTTCGCGTCCTCCAATTACCGTTTTGCCTGCTCTGTTTCCGGCTACAACAATTCTAGTACTTATGTCTTTTATCGACTTAAATACCTCGTATTGCTTAGCGCTAGGACGAGACTCCAGCTCTTCTGGATTTATGCATTCGTCTCTTTGTAACGACTGATAACGCCGCAACGCCGCAGCTGCTAATCTTTTTTGCTGTTCACTAATCTCGTTCATAGCTATTATTGTTTGTGTCCTTGCCCTTAAGCTTCTTTAATTCAGCTTTTTTCTTTTTGTCAAGCTCTTCTAACTTTTTCATTAAGCTAGGGTTTGGCTTTCCATCGGCCTTCATTTTTTCTTGTATGCTTAATTTTAGGTTATCATATTCTGCTAAGATCTTTTTTGCTTCTTCTGAATTAGGCTCTTGATTCGAATCTATTGTGGCTACCCCTTTTAGGTAGTCTATAACTCGTCTGTAACCGCTAGGCATTTACTAGTCCTCCATAGTAACATATACGTTATCTATTGTAGCTGTATCTCCTGCTCCAGTTGTGAGAAGTACCCTAGCTAGATTAGATAGAGGTAGTAAGCTAAAGTAGCTTGCTCCTGTGTCCCTTCCATTTAGTAAAATTGAGAAAGTCCCGTTGCCTGTAACTGATACAGTAGCTACGTCTGAATATGTTCCAGCAACCTTTTGCTGTAGCTTAGCTGTTATTCCTGTACTTGCTGTTACTGATGAAGCTACAACATCGACTCTCATAGCGTTATTAGCTGCGCCTGGAGTAAGCTTGAACTCTTCCGTAACGACTTCTGACGCACTTGCTCCTACTTCTATGGAACTCTTTTTCGCTAGTTTGTCATCTCTTAACCATAAACCTGCCATTATTTGGTCTCCTTTAATAATTTCTCTAACTTATTGATAAGTTCTACTACCTGTTTATATGGTTTATCGGCCAGAGCGGCCAATATACGTTTAATCTCTTGTTCTGTTAATTTTACTTGAATGTCTTTCATGTTAAACTCTGTCGTATGTCGTTACTTTAGTTACTGTACAAGTGCTGGATGGTCCTGTATCTATAGTAAGTCTTGCTACATTTGATAAAGGCAGTACCAATGCCTCCATTTCAACTCCTATGCTCAATAGTATGCAGTACGTGCCGTCCCCAGAATCAACTTCTACAACAGCTTGCGGGTCGCCAACATCCATCCACTGGTCGTTTCGTAGCTGCTGAAGGTAAAACTTGATTGTTTCCCCTGCTCCTAGATTCACGTCCTCTACGTCTATATGTACTGAGAAGTTAAGCGACGCCGCATCTGATAAAGGTATATTTCTAGTCACTGGGTACCTAAATGCTCCACTCAGTACATCTACTCCCTGAGAATATAAAAGATAGTCTCTAGATACTAGCCCATGTTGCGCTGCCATTACTTACTCTCTTTTGGATTATTGCTAAATACAACTTTGCCTATCTTAGCTACTGCATCAGGATCGAACACTCTACGTCCTGCTATACTCTTTAGGTGACCATCGATTCCTTCGATTAGTCCCTCGCATGTCTTATAAACAAGCTCCGAACAGTAAATCGCTTTGTCCGACCCTAACTCTTGCTCGAAATCGTAGGTAATTTCTTGTGTATTCGCCTTCACATAGCTTATTCTTCCTAGTGCAGTTATGAGGGATTTCTTGTCCATTTTTATTCTCACTACAGTAAATACGTCTACCTCTTTCAGTACCCTCAATAAGTGTTCCTGTCTTACGCCATCGCCTTTCATATGGATAGCGAATACTCTGCCTGGGCCTCTTCGTTCTAACAGACCAGCGTGGGAATAGGTGCCTTTGCCTGTAATCCAGCGTATCAGCACACTAGCTAAAGACATATCATCACTACAAGCGAAAGCAAAAATTCCTGGGCCCTTGCGTTCTTCTTCGATCATGGCTTTCTCTATATCAAAATACTTCTCTACTGGAAACTTGGTATAGCCAAACCAACGAAAGGTGAATTTTGCTATGATATGCTTAGCAAACAATTCCCAAGCCTTTGTTCCATCTAGCCATTTTAAAAATCTGTTTATCATTTGAACACCTTTAAGTTGAACTGAAATTCTGACTGTGCTCCTACAGGATGCTTTACTACTAGTCTTATTTTACTACTGTAGTATGTAGGGTCGTAAGTAGTAGTAGCTGGGTTAGTACTCGCATCTATACCAAAATGAGAACCTTTAAGCCATTTAATTCTTGGATTGGCTATTAGGTGTATGTCACCGCCATATTGGGCGTCTAGATCTGGAGCAGCAATTACATGAACTTCCCATGCATTATCGTTTCCACCTGCCAACGTATCCGGTACAAATATAGATCCTCCCACGATTTCATAGCTGAATGGAGGAAACCAGTCTATCCAGGTTTCTTTGGCATCTGCATTAGTCGTAGTGGTGTCTCCATTGACATCTTTCATAATGTAGGTTACGTCTCCGTAATCTGCCTCTCTCCAGTCCGTGTTATCATAATTATCTTGATCAGCTGTAGTGAATGTTATGTACCTATCGTGGAGCCTTCTACCTTCTTCGCAAGTAGTTATCCTTGTTTTTACGGCAACACTCTTGTTGCATAGTGCTTTGTAGTTGTCTTCAAAATCATCGCAATCTGGCGTATCCTTTGCCAAAGACGGTATGTACATTTTCTGGTTACGAAACTCTACCCATATATAGTAGTCGGTTGGGCGCTCGAAGTAGCTCATTTGGGCTAACGCCGCGTTGTCTACAAAGTTTTTTATGCAGGCCCACTCACATACTAGATCTGATGTGGGGTTTACTGGTACGTTTTCGTCTGCTATATGTACAGACTGCGGAGTTTCTTCTACTGGGTAAGGTATGCCGTCATGGGCGTTTACTAGGGCGGTTAGTGTGGCTATCTCCTCTTGTGTCAAGGTAGCTGAAAATATGATGCTAATGTCATCTCCATTAGTATTTATAGCTTCTAGCGTTTGAAGAATAGAACTTGCTGCAATTTCATCAGCTAATTTAACAGATGCTAAAGCCGCATTGGCTGTGTCTGATATGATAGAATAATTATGCGTTGACATTAACTAATCCTCCAAATCTCTACTCTAGCTCTGCGGATGAAGGTCTGTCCGTCAATATCTCTAAAATCCAAATCAATGTCATGAGAACCACTAGACAAAGTAACTACAACAAAGCCCGAAGCAAATCGCCAATGATTTGATGATCTATGTTCTGGGTCACCTTCTGCAACCGTATTAGTGTCATCTATTCTTACTCTATACTCCCCACTGTCATCTGGTCCAGTGTTTAGATACTCGAAACTCCAGCCTATTCTGTACTCGCCTCCAGTTAAAGAGGCAGTAGTTAGATTTACTTTGTTTTGATAGGTGGTAGAAGTGGTCGAAGACTCAGCATCATCTGAATCGTACTCATACTCAGAGCCAAATATTGATACTGGTCCTGGATCACCCTGCGGTCCTTGCGGTCCCTCCGGCCCTTCTGGCCCTTCTGGCCCTTGAGGTCCTTCTGGCCCTTGAGGCCCTTCGTCACCTTGGGGACCTTGTGGTCCAGTGGGTCCTGTAGCTCCTTGAGGACCGGTGTCTCCGGTATCGCCTTTAGGTCCTTCCGGCCCTACTAGCGTATCTAAAAAGTCATCCACAGTTCCAGTGTTGCCATTGTCAAGCCATATATCATAAACATTAGTCAGGCCACCTGGCCCTTGCGGACCAAATACTATGATAGAGTGATCAGCATCTTCTGGAGTATCTATAGCCACGCTATTATCACCTCGGCCTATAATCACATCAAAACCTGTAGTAGTTCTATTATCGACAAACACGTTAGTATCTGTATTAGTTGTTAAATCATAAAGTTGAGCTGATATAGCATAATTAGCATCGGGAGGAGTATCTACAAATGTATATGTATAGTTACCGACACCTGTACGTGTAACATTAAGGCCTTGCTGTTTTATGGGAGTTCCATCAGCTTCTGTTGTAGCCAATGCATAAACACCGAAGCCTGACACGCCTTCAGGCCCTTGAGGTCCGGTATCTCCTTGTGGCCCAGTAAGTACTTCGCTAAGATCTAAGGCTAGTCTTTGAACTCCGTTATCGTCTACAACAGAGACTGGATCTCCGTTTCCATCAACTAGTATCATAGGCTGAGCGTCATCAATTCCGGGATTTCCTTCATGTGCCGCTATTATCCCATCCAATAGCGTTTCTTCTGCACCGCTAATGTCTGTTTTAAATTCAACTGTTAGTGTGTCATCACTTTTAGTAATACCTACCAAGGCTATAGTAATGGCAGAAGCTCTAACCTCATTCGTTAAACTTCCAAGCGCTACTCTTCCATTTAAAGTGTCGTTAGCTACTGAATATGTGAATTGTGTTGCCATTATCCAACCCTTCCTATCTTAATCCCAGCGAATCTTATTCTTCCTGTGCCACCTTCGTCGGTTTGACCAAATCTGATTCGTATTTGAAATTCTGTATCAGTCGAAAGAGTTACCAAGTTGAATCCTGTTCTGATATCCCAAGCATCGTCTTGACTAACACCGTCTCTAAGATCTGCTAATTCAGTCCAACTTCCGCTAGTTCCCTCTCTCCATTCTACTAGTAATCCGACTTCTTTCTGCTTATCAGACTGCCCTAATTGAGCTGACCAGTCGATTACATATTGTCCAGCAGTTTTTACGTCCGTAGTGTAGGGGTATCCCGACTTAGTTACCCAGCCATTGGACGTAGTGCTTTCCGTAGAATTATCAGAGTAGGCCTCAAACTCTGTAAAACCTACAACTACGTTTTCGCCAGCTGCTGTAAAATCGTCCCGTCTAGGCATTAGGCTCTCTCCGCAAAGTACACATCAACTGTACCAGACTCTGCTATTATATAAACAGGCTGAGAGTCTGAAGCTTCGATAGTAATTAGTTGGCTCTTTACTGCCGTAAATCCAGTAGAACTAGTAATGCTGTTTGAGAATCCCCAACGTACCTTTCCTGTCAAAGGCTGAAACGTAACTACTTTTCTATCCTCTAATGGAGAAGTAGATACTTTTAGTTCTGTTGGGCTCCCCGTACCTACAGATATTTCATCTTCTACTGATGGACCATCTAATGGCAAGAACATTACTTGCTACCTTTCTTAGGCTTAGGCTCTTCTGTTACTTTTTTTAGTTCGATAATATGATCGTCTACTTTTTGGGCCAGCTCTGCAACGAATGCTCTGTACTTAGTTAATTGTACAGCTTCTGCCCAATCTAGTTCAAACTTAGCTTTGTCAGCAATAAACTGAGCAAAGGCTCTGATATTCTTCACATCCTCTTCACAAAATTTCCCCATGTTACCTCCTTAGATAAGGGGACCGAAGTCCCCACAAATTAACTAGCTTCTAGTACACGAACGTCTTGCGTTCCGCCTGCAGCTTCAACATCAAGATTAGCGCTAGGGCCA